CTTACTTTAAAATTTATGAAGGAAAAAGGGTTCCTAGTTTTAGAGAAGTCGCCTCAATGATGACTTATGGAGATGATGTAAAAGGTTCTATAAAGGAGGGTTATGATGAATTTAACCATGTTGCATATGCTCAGTTTTTAAAAGAGCGCGACATGGTTTTCACTATGCCAGATAAAGAATCTGAACCGACCCCATACATGAATGATGTGGACGCGGATTTCCTGAAAAGGAAAAATGTATATAATAAAGAGTTGGATCAGTGGATGGGAGCATTAGAAGAAACTTCGATTTTTAAAAGTTTAACTTCTGTGCTCAAATCAAAGGCGATCACGCCCTTGGAACAATCGATGCAAAACATTGATGGTGCCTTAAGGGAATGGTTTGCTTATGGAAGAGATCACTATGAAATGCGGCGTGCCCAAATGAAGGCGGTAGCCGCTAAACATGGTATCTCAGGTGGATGCGCGATGCTTGACCGAGACTATGATGAATGTCTCCAATTGTATCAGTGTCGATATAGCCTGGAAAGCTGAAAAACTTATCCCTCTGCCCGTAGAGACGATGGGCAAAAATTAAACAGTCTTGTATGTATATGGTTACCATGTGTTTGTATTTTTACATATTATATATAGATATAGAGGCTTTGCATATAAGGTATTCCCCTCGTGGAGTACCCCTATTTAGGGGAGTGATTTGACCGCACGACAAAATATGTACCCCACTTGCCATAGTCAAGGCACGATGGGTTTAAATAAATAGACTACTTCTAATAGAATGAATATTAAAATAAATGAAGAATCAAACGTGACCCAGCAACAAGTTGTTGGGTTTTCAGATCAAAATCAACAGTGGACATATAGTATAGATAATAGATTAGATGATGTCCACACAACTACCGATTCAAACGATGCCGAGTTGGGAAATTTCTTTTCTCGACCGATTAAATTAGCGTCAATTAATTGGACGGTAGGTGCCGCATTTGGCACAACAATAAATCCCTGGCAACTGTATTTTGAAAACTTACGTGTCATTAATCGTATTACTAACTTTCATTTATTGAGAGCTAAGTTGTGTGTAAGAATAATGATTAACGGAAACGGTTTTCATTATGGCAGAGCTCTGGCTTCTTATAG